GGGCCTTACGGCCCTAGTCGTTAGAATGCCGGTAATTCATGAAAATGTTTTATCAAGTCGTAACGATGCGCATATGCTGCACCACTAAAATGATACTTCCGTTCAGCTCTTTAGTTGTTCGATCATCTACCTCATCCTTCAATAAGATGAGTTACTAGATATGCTAATGGTCGTGATGACGACCCCTTCAATTTGAAAGTTTAGGTTCCAAGTAATGACTGGCACCCGGTGCGAGTGCTAGCCCCTCTCGTAACTAAGTAGACCTTAATCGGTTTCCGTCCAATAGATGAGTAATTGCGAAGGTTTGACCTCTGTTTGAGGTTGACCTAACCATATTTTATATATGTATGGTTGACCAGAACAGTTGAATAAATATTTATAATATTGCTACTATAAAATTAATTCTACTATTAAGGTCATTACAAAAACTCGTTATCTTAAATATCGCTAGATTTCTTATTCTGTTACAAATTATACTTGCCTTTGTTAAGGTGGGTTATAATTTTATATTATCTAAACCTATTAGAGGTGAAGATTTAAGACCGGATCCTATTAAGGATTTCGAGTTCTTACAGAGTAAAGCTCTTAGACGATATTTTATAACGGTCCTTACGTTCTGTAATATTCATGGTAAAAACAAGAAAATGATTCTTTCATTAATTCCTCTAATTCAGAGACACTGGAATAAATCCGGTGTAATTTGGATTACGAAGTATTATGGAGAAGTTTTCAGATTGATACTATCATATTTGAACGGTAAAGTGTTAATTGATAAGACTTATTGGGTTAAGAAAACAAGAAGTCACTTACCTACGATTCTGCCTTTGGAGGTGAGAAATTTAATAGTGAGATTTAAACACTCTAATTGTGAAATTCAAAAAGAATTACTACAATTAGTTAAATGTGTTTTATCATGTCTTAACTTCTATAGAGCATGTAGTGGTCATCATACAGTTAAACTTAACTCTATTACTGACGCACACAAAGGTGTAATAAAATCATTAGATTTTAAAACACTTGCTCATATTAGAAAAGCCATGGGTATTCCGAAAATATCCGGTTTACCATCACCATCTTATTTCATCCCTTCCAAAGCAGGGGTTAACGCCAATATTGTTTATGCATCTATCGGTTATGATTTCATAGCATTGATGTTAAGACCGTCTATTCTTATAGGCCATATCAAATGGTGTATTCACTTTAAGTACTACTTCCACCTAAGCTTAATAATATCATTAGTGATATTATTATCTATTCCCGCTCTTACAGTTTATTTCTACGAAATGTTTATCAATCCTTTGGATAGATTACAGATCGGTAGATTAGCTGTTGTTGAGGAGGCTAGACAAAAAGCTAGAGTGGTAGGAATTACTGACTGGTGGACACAGGTTTTATTCAAACCTCTACATGAACAGATTTCAGAAATCCTAAAAAGAATTCCTGAAGATGGTACTTTTGATCAAATTAAGCCAGTTAATCTTATGTTGTCTAAGGTTGTAAACCCTAGAACCCAAACTATTGTATCTTCCGATTTATCGGCAGCTACAGATAGATTACCGGTTGCCTTACAAAGAGATATTCTCTTAGTGTTAGGTATACCTGGTGATATTTGGGAACATATATTAGCTAGACCTTATTTGGTTACAAGACCATATCCCCAATTAATTACCTACTCTGTAGGGCAACCAATGGGTGTCTTATCATCTTTTGTTATGTTATCGCTAACTAATCATTTCATAAACGCTATTGCTCTTATGAGTGCTGGTCAAGATTGTACCTTGGGACTGAACAAATATTCGGTTTTAGGAGACGATCAAGCCTGTAGTGATTTAACAACTGCTGAATGATATAGTAAAATTCTAGGGATGCTTGGAGTTACGGTTAATCCTGTTAAAGGATTCTCCGGTTCAATTTGCGAGTTTGCCAAAAGATTGTATTTTCTATCAAATGAAATATATGATCTTTCTCCTATTGGAGCAAAAGTGGTTTTACAAGCAATGAACAATCCAATGTATGCCGTATCGTTATTGCATGATGCACATAACAAAAATTACTCTTTATCTAACGCGGTATCATTATTAAGTAACTATCTTACAAAACTTTTTCCGAGAGGTAAAACACCTCTTCAGGTTCAAGTCTTACAAAATATTCACTTATTCTCACTTATAGGTCCACAATCGGGTCTATTTGACCTATCTAAACCGCATGAAATGTCTAAAAACATTTTCAAATTGGATTTTGATAGATTAATAGATTCGATGGGCCTACCTGCCAATCAAGTATACCAGTTTCTAACTGATAGAATGATCGATAGATGGGCAAAACCTACTGACTTACAAGTCATAGCTAAAGAGTTTGTTTCCGAATTATGGAAAATCAGTTTAATAACCGATAGACCTCAAAAACGAAATCCAACTCTATTTGCTCAAGTGAAGGTGTTAATGACAACACTTCTTGCTTCATTCGTTGCTTTTCCGATAACTATTTCGAAATATATTAGAAAGTATTTTAATTATCTTATATTGGAATTCTCGACGAGATCAACCGTATCCCAAATGAATGGTACCCAATTAGACTACATTAAAAGTAGCTTAAGTAAGAACCCAATTGGTCCTCAGTCTTTTAAAGACTTGGATATATTAAATGATATAGATATGACGATGTTCGGGAGAATACCTTTCTTAGTATCTCTGATCCCTTTCAATATAATCTTAAATAAAACTAAAACCACTGGAACAATAGACCAAATGTCTGCTGTTTCATCTGCCATAGCACTTTTAAAAGCGCTAAAACCAGATTGGTATAAGGAGTACCAAAATTATATTAAGGATCTTAAAAAGTCAAGAAGGTTAACGAAAGTTAAACCTAACAATACTATTAAAAGTATTGTACTTTTTAAGAAAAGAAGAGTTATAAAAAGAAGAAGATTCTCAAAATCACCTTAAATATTGAATCCTTACCTGTTAGTGGGTTTCGTGGTTCAGTGAGTTTACTTTTAGAGTAAACTATAAGAAGCACTGTTCCCAAGGTAGGACATCCTTTCAAGATAGTCCGTCTTAATTACAACGTAATGGATTGGTTGCGGAGCCAAGAAATATCCGCCGGTAATTGGA